CTATCTTTCGATAGGTCTTAATTTTGCACAATAATCGGACTTTTTTGTGCATTTTCCGGTTTTAAGTGGACTTTTTGCACAATCATTGTGCATTTTTTTATTTAAATAATTTTTCAAAAGTATTTTTACCACAAAGTCCATCAGAAGTTAAACCATTATTAGATTGAAAACTTTTTATTGCATTTATAGTTGCATTGCCATATATTCCATCTGCTCCATATGAGCCAACGCTATATCCTTTTACAATTAACATAAATTGTACTAATTTAGTAATATTACCACTCATACCACTTCTTAATACTGGACAAGCACCTTTAGTAGCATTGCCAAAAATACCATCGATTGATAATCTTGAGCCTAATTGCTTGTTAAACTCAGTTTGAAGTGCCATAATTGAATGTTTTTTGCTATCAGCACCAAATATGTTATCAACTGCTAATTTGTAACTATAAGTACTATTTAACCAACTCTGAAAGTCTGCTACATTTCCTGTTGCTCTTGTTTCTGTACTTTGTGTTGCTCCATTTACTATTTCATCGAACGGATAATTCTTTCCTGGACAAGCAGTATTATTAACATCTGAATGTTTTAGTACTTTACTTATTCCATATTTTCCTTTTAAATAAGATACTAATTCAATTAAACTATTTTTCTGTGCTTCTGACATTATTTCATTTTCAAAATTACCTTCTGCACATATACCTATTGAATTATAATTACTTCCATATGCATGAGCACCTATATATTCTTCTGGTCTTAATCTATAAATTTGACCATCTTTTCTTACAAGAAAATGATATCCTGCACCTTCCCATCCGTTGTTAAGATGCCATTGATGAATTTGTTCTGCTGTACAACTTGAACAAGCACTATGATGTAAAATTATTCTTTCTGTTGAACTCCTTTTTGTCATTGAATGAAATTTTAAATTTGTTTCTATTATATACATATTTTATTCCTCCTTCTTTACAACTTTTTGACCTAATAAATATGTTGATATAACTGTGTTAATTGCAGATATAACTCCTATTATTTGTGTCGCATATGGTATTGTTATACCTTCTACTGAATTAATGCCTAATACTAAAGCACTAACTATTGTTAAAATATTTAATGTATATTTTGCTATTTTTTTGATTTTTTTCATATCAATCTCTCCCTTCTAATTTTGATAGTCTTAAATCTATATTTTTTATTTGTTCTTCAACAACTGGTATTCTTCTTGCAAAATTATTATGTTCTCTTACTTCTCTTGTTAATTCTTCTATTTTTGTATCTGTTACTGCTTGATTTTTTTGAGTTTCATTTTTGATATCATTAACGACCTTTCTATTACTAAATATATTCGTTACAAGAACACCCGCAAACGACATTACACCAGTTATTATTGCTCCAATTAATCCTGTCATAAATTCTCCTTTCCTATTTTTAAAACAATTATTTATAACCTATAACCCTTAAAATTTTAATTGTATTTTCTGTATTTGTACAAAATGGTTGACCAGAATTTGTAACATAACCATTACCATATTTAATAGTTACTTTTGTTGGATTTGTAACAGAAAAAATGAATTGTTTCCATCCAATAAAAAATCCAGTACCATATCCATAAAAGCAACATACAGCATTCACAGATAAAGCATTATCTTTTACTAAATCTGTTGGTGCTTTTGTACTTTGAATTTCGTACTCTACACGTGTATAAAACAATTCTATATATTTATAATTTTTCCAACTATCTTTTAATTCAAAAGACTCATTTGTTCCTGTTGTTCCACCATCATATAAAATTGTTGGTTCTAACAATTTTTCATTTATTTTCATATTTTTTTCTAGAATTAAGCCGTACGATACCAAATAAAACATGTATAATATGGTTGCATATTGTTATGTGCTTGATCACCACCAGTTTTGTAAATTGATGGATATTGATTTTTTTCGCGTCCATCTGCACCTATCACACCCCATAAACCTCCACCTTTTGTAGAAACGCCACCATTACCATAGGTTTCACAATCGTGTGTATGACTTGGCATTTCATTAATGGTCAATTTATGTGTTTTTTCTCCTCCAATTAACTTTGAAGTTTTAAAGTCTGTGTCCAATTCATCAACACCAACCAAAGTTTTACCTTTAATTCTCTCCCATGTTCCACCAAATAATTTATTTGGGTTTATATCATTTAAGCTTAAATATATACTTCCTATCGGATAAATTAAATCTACATTTATCATTCATTTGATATTTAATATCTATGCTATGCGTTTCCAAAATGCCATTACTATATAAGGTTGTAAATTATTATGTGATTCATCTCCACCAGTTTTATCAACAACATCCCATGCTGTTCCAGTTCTATCCGTATTTGAATTAGGTGTACATGTATGATTACCACCAGCGACATAAGGATAAGTTACAGCAGTACTATGTGAATGCGAAGGCATTTCAGCAATAGTTAATTTATGTGTTTTTTCTCCACCCATTTTGCCTACAGTATTAAAATCTGAATCAGATGTATTTAAACCTACTGGAACTCTTCCTTTACCTACTTGTTGCCATTTAAATCCTAAAAAATTAGAATGATCTAAAGCATCAAAAAAGACTTCTACCTTATTAATAGGAAAAGCCTCTTCATATAATTTTGGATTAAGCATAAACATCACCGAAGTGACCAGATATTAAATATCTGTCACCTCTTTTCTTGTAAAAGGAAGTTCTAGATTGAACCTCCTTTCTGGCGTAAGCCTTGTATGTATGTATGTATGTATGTATGTATGTATGTATGTATGTATGTATGTATGTATGTATAAGCATAGCATACTCACGTATGCTGTCAATAGTTTTTTTCATTTTTTCCTCCTATTTTATCAATGGAATTAAAGTCCATTTATTTGTATTAAAATTTTCTGCTCTTGTTATTGCAGTTTTGCATTCGTATATAGTGTGATTATATATAACCCTATCTCCAACTGCATATGTTTTTGTATTGCTATAAGTATTAGTATATAAACCTAATGCTTTTAATAAATTTGTTATGTTATTTTGTATTGTTGTTATTACATCTCCTGAATCAGTAATAAAACCTGAATCATTTGACAATTGACTCGTTTTTGTCGGTATAGATGTTTTTTTTGCATAAGTTGTTGATATTTTATTACCATCCGAATCGTTTGTTGCTTTCGTTGAAGTAGAAGCATTACCTGTTAAATTACCTTTAAATCCTTTTGCAGTAATTACGCCTGTATTTGGGTTCAATGTAACATCACTATCTTTACTTGCATTTGTTGTTTGTGTTCCTGTTGTTGTTGAACTTTGTGACAATATAGGATATTCAGCACTTGTTGTTGCTAATTCTGTTATTTTTACTTTTTCATCAGTGTTAGATGATTTTACAATAATATTTCCTGATGCATCAGTTGTTACTGTTGTTGCACCACTACCACTTATTTTATTTGATGATGTAACCTTTGAATTTTCAACGCTATTTATATATACATTTCCGTTTGTTAATGCTGTTGTTGTATTTGTTGTTGAAGTTGCTGAACCAACAACATTTTTTGAAGAATAATGTGTATCCGTATTCGTTGGAGCATACAAATCAGTATTTGTACCATTTATATTTATTGTTCCAACTTTTGTTCCTGATGTAAGACTTCTTGTAAAAGAAACAGAATCAGCACTATCACTTATTCCATCAAGTTTAGTTTTATCTGTTGACGACATCAATCCATCCTTTTCAATTGTTGCTTTTGAATAAGTAGTATTATTATCTTCACTCCAAACAGCAGTTCCATCAGCAGACCATTTTAAAAATTGACCTGACTTTCCACCACTTGGAATATGCTTATTTCCAGAAGTTGTTGGATGTGTATAAATTGTATCTGTAAATTTTGCATTAGAAGGTACATCAGAATTAACTGTGTGACCATTTACTTTTTCGGAATTATCAACTATACCATCATTATTTGTGTCATATACACTTGCAAGCATATCACCAGCACCAATACCATCAGCGCCGTCATTTATTGTTGCTATTTTAGTACCTGTTGAATCAGTGATTATTATTGTTGTAACTTTTCCTTTTTTAGAAGTAGATATTGTTGGGCTTATTCCATTATCGCCCTTTTCTCCTTTTTCTCCTTTTGGTCCTGTTGGACCTTGTTCTCCTTGAAGTCCTTGTGGACCTTGTTCTCCAGTATCACCTTTAGGTCCTTGAAGCCCTTGTTCGCCTTGGATTCCCTGTATACCTTGGTCTCCCTTTTCTCCTTGCAAACCTTGGGGACCTTGTGGGCCTATTTCCCCTTGCTCTCCCTTCGGTCCTTGTTCTCCAATATCACCTTTTAATCCCTGAATTCCTTGAGGTCCTCGTTCTCCTTTTATTCCTTGAATACCCTGAATTCCTTGTTCTCCTTGTGGACCAGTATCGCCTTTATCACCTTTATCGCCTTTTTCTCCTTTTGCGCCACGAATTGATGAGGTTGTTTCAGAAGTACCATTTGTATAATTTAAAGTTAATGTATAATCATCGTTTAATACAGTTGATTTAATTCCATTTCCTCTTTCTCCTTTTAATCCAGGCGCATTTCCACTGATATTTGTTTTTATACTTACTTTTCCTGTTAAACTATCAGTATTCATCATTTTTCACCATTCTTTCCTTCAGGATATAATTTGAATTGCTTTGGTCCATCATCATCATAGCCGATAATTGTTGTTGAATTATTATTTGGATTTAATTCAATCTCATACCAATATGTTACAGGTTTATTTATATAATCACCTATTCTAGTTTCATCAGAGGTTAATTCAATTTCAACAGATTCTTTATTAGAATCAATTATAATATCTTTTGTAAGTACAATTTCTTCAACCTTTTTCTTTGACATAACTTTTAATCTTAAAGTATCTCCTTTTTGAAATTCATAATTACTACCATCATAATTTTGTGCAGTTACTACAATTGTTGCCGAATCCCCTCTTGTTAAATGAATTGTTTTTTCTTCATCTATTTTTATCATAAATTACCTCCATTTCATTCAATTTAGTTTTTAAGTATTCTATCTCCTCTTGTTGTTCTTTTATAGCACCCCACATAACACCACACATATTAAAGAAATCAATACCTGTCTCATCACTTGAAATTATTTCTTTTGGAGTACCATACTTATCACCAATAATTAAACCAATATGTTTTTTAGATTCTTCAGATTCTTGCTTAAATAAGTATTCATAAACACTTGCTTTTCTTATCAAATCTAAATTATTTTCAAATTTAGATATATTTTTTTTATATTCTTCTCTCGAACTATGAACTAAACCATTTTCAGCAGATACTTGAGTATACGAGTTACCATATTTAAAATCCATTATTCCTGGTAATATATTTGTTGTTGATTCATTTTCCGCATTTAATTGTATTCTTCCATGCAATCCAGTATCTGATGTTGTTTTATATCTACTGCTTTCAGCATAATTTACTTCTACCAAATCTTTATTAAATCTATTATGATATAAAGAAAGGCCATCATAAAAATAACTTCCTGTTACTTTGTTTTGACCATCTTTTGATGAAAAATCAATACCAGTTGCATAAAGATTACTATTATCTTCAGTGTTACTATCACATATTTTAAAGTTAGGATATGCTTTAGATGATTCCATTTTTAAATTACCACCTGTTATTTTCATATTAGAACATTCTGTATTTCCTTCAGCATCTAATTTAAAGTTTTTAGTATCAATCGAACCATCTAATAATTTTATTAACATGCCTGTCTTTCCTTCAATATAATTATTAGACTTAATAACACCTGTCTTTATATTATCACCCGCAATTGTAGTACTTCCACTTGTTGCTAAATCTGTGAATTTAACATAATTTTGAGTAATTTCAGTAACAGTACCACTTAATACAGTTACTTTATTGTCTACTGCCTCTGCAACAGTATCATCTGTATATTTAAGATTATTAATCCAATCTCTAGAGTCAAAATTTCCTTCTTTTCTTGATACTTGACATATATAGATTTCATTATTATTAATCCAAAAATCCCCTACATCGTAAGGTGTTATTGGTTCTTTAATAAATATTTGTCTTTTGTTATCTGCGGTGTCCTTTGCGCTATTTGCTAACGCTAATGACTCGATAACATCTTTATCTTCTATTTTTTGCCATATATAAGTTTCATTATCTTTTTGGAATATATAACAATATCCTGTATCTTTATCATAATATAAATCTCCAACATGATTTTCTTTATCATCAACCCAAGTGTTAACCGGATAATTTTCTAATGAGGGTTGTCCATTATAATACCAAGTTGTAACTTTACCATCAATTTGATCTTGTAGGTCTTTCATATCGCCTACAGTTGCATTCATAAAGTTTAACAACTCATTTTTTATTTCTGTTAATCCTTTTTCTGATGTTTCAACATTTTTCTTTAGCCCAAGCATACTTGCAAAATCATATTTTCTCTCTATGTCCTGCGCCGTTCTAACACCATTCGAATCTTGTTTGCTCATTTTATCACCTACTCTTTACATAAATTTTTCCATTATACTTATAGACTTTAAATCCCATACTTTTTAACATATCAATTTGTATAGTTGTTGTTGGATAATGTTTCTTTACATATGATATAATTTGATTATCAAACTGCGTAAAACCAACCTTTTTAAGTACTGTTGCTTTTGACATAAAATCCATATCCTGACCATTAACATATTCAAAAATTTGTTTATCATATTGTTTAAAATTAGAATACTGGCTCTTTATGAGCATTGCTTTTTGGGGTATAGACAAATTTAATGAATTTATATAAGATATTACTTTCTTTTTTTTAGAGCCAGAAACTGAATTACCATTTTTATCTATATCACTTTCAATTTCGTTTATATTTTTCATTATTTTTTTGTAATTATCATAATCTGTAATCATTGTTATTTTCTTGTATTCTTCAGGGTTTTTCATTGCATAATTAAATTCCTCATACGTTCCATAATCATCATAATCAGACATATCAACATGTTTTTTTAATAATCCACTTGCCATTATATTTTTCTTCTCTATACTAACGTCAAGATTATTAATATAATCCATCTTTTGTGCTGTTTTTTTACCTGCTTTTGATAAACCATCTCTATAATTTCTATATTCAGTACTATTCATATTCAAATCAATCATTTCATCAATTTTAGATTTATTTATTGATTTATAGCCACTATCTATATAATCTTGTGCCTCTTGACTTGAATATCTACCAAATAGTGACGATTTTATTTTACCAGTAGTACTATCATCTGCAGTAAATCTTAAATTACCACTATCTGTATAACTACCTGCTATAGGTAAATCATCATCATACATTTTTAGTCCTTGTACAGTCTTTCGCAATTGACCATATCCAGTTGGAAGAACATAATATGCCATTGATTCTAAAAAGTCCTGTCCTACATCTTCCCAAGTAATTTCATTACCAAAGGAATCTGTTTGACCTGTAAGTTTTTTTATTAGCGATGTTGCACCTGTCATCGCTTCTTGTATTGGAATTCTTCCTCCTGAAAAAACACTCCACATTGGAACGTTATCCATAAAATCTCCAATAGCACTTTCAAATTTTTCTTCCAATGACTTATCATCATCGTCATCAAATATTTTCATTAACATATCTATTGGATCAAACATAACAGATGAACCAGTTAAAGATTTCATAAGACTATTAAATAAATAAGATGCACCAAATAATTGACCTAATTGAAATACTACGGAAGCACCTGATTTATTACCGCTTTCAATATCCATTTTATTATCATGTATCATTGATGACCATTGATTATTAACTTCTAATTGAAATTGTGTTAAAAATCCAAGTGTTTTAGAATTAAATAATTCAGCAGTAGACCCCTGACTTCTATCTCCCATTATTCTTGCCGAAAAATCATCAGCATTTGATATTGCTTCTTGCTCTTTCATACCTTTACTCAAGTTTTCAAAATATTTACTTCTCCAAATTTGATTAGAAGTAAAATAATCAGAACCACTCATAAAAATTTGACCTGCATTACTGATTTTTTGCCATGCCTTTTGTGATAATGTATCACTACCAAATCTAGCAGTTAAAAAGTCAGATTTATTTATTAATCCATCGTTATGAAATATATTATTAATAGTTGATACTGTACCTTTAATAAATGATAATTTACTTGTTTTTGAAGCACCTTGTACTGCAGAAGCAAAGTTTGTTAATGCACTTCTTACATTAAATCCTGTCATATTAGAACCAACTTGAGATTTTAATGTATTTAACGCAGTATATACTCTTCTTCCTAAAAATCTTTCTGTTGCTCTGTCAATAGCACCTTTTTTACCAGCAAGTGCATTTGCCTGTTCATCTAACCAAGCAACATATTTACTCAATTTGTTATCTTGTATATCTGCAACTCTTTGCTCAAATTCAGCATCAGTCAATGAATCAACATTATCTAATCCGTGAGTTTGACCATATGTTTCTCTTATAAATTTACTTAATGTTCTATATCTTTGAATATCTGCTGTATGAAATATTAAATTTCCTGCACCCTCTAGATATCCATCAATACCTGTTATTGCATCATAAGTTGTTTTCATTCCTTTTCTTTCTAATGAACTTGCAAACCAATTTTTACCAGGTCTATTAAATTCTGTTAAACCATTTATGTCTGTTGGAAGATTTTCAGAATCCATATCATTTCTATTAAAAGGAACACCCCATTGACTCAACTTATCACTTATTTCGGTGAAGTGTCTCATATAATCTTTTCTTTTTGGTATAGCATCATATCCTAAATCTGTAAGAACATTGTTTATTTGATCTATATATGTATCGTATTTATTTCTAAATACTTCTGATGCATATTTTATTTTTTCTTGTGTTTTAACATCTGGAAATTCTTTTGCTAATTCTTTATCACCATAAGGAATTTCTTCTCCATGTTCATTTATATAAACCTTTTCAACATACTTCTGAACCGCTGCAGATTCTTTACTTCTTGCTTTTATTCCAAGTTTCTTTATATCTTCCCTTTCTTGATTTAACCATCTTGTTTTTTCTGCGGTATTATGTTTAGTTTGATTGATAGTTGCATCATTTATTTTTTTACCTACTTCATAACCAAAAACCTTTTCATTTAATCTGATTGGGTCTGTACGCTGATATGCAATTGCATTTATATCATTTCCTACTTGTATATCATCAAGAGTAATTCCCATTTCATTTAATAATTCTTGTTGAACTATTGCTCTTGTTTTTCTTTCTGTTTTACTTTCGAGTTGTTTTTGAATTTCATTTAAATCAGATTCAGTCACTGAATTATTTAATAAATTATTAAATACTCTATCAGTTACTTTTTTTAATTCACTATCTGTTATTCTATATTTTTCTGTTATTGTTGTATCTTGATTCATGAAATCAGATAATTCTGTTAGCATATCTGCTTCTCCTGTTATTTCATTACTAAAATAATATGGATATTTATTGCTTAATTCTTGATAAATGCTATCTACTGATTGCCCTTCATTACTAAGTCTTAACTTTCCAAAATTAGACTTTCTAAAATCACCATAATCTGTTATTTGATTTTTTAGTTCATCTGATACTTTTATTCTTGAATTTCTAATTTCTTTTTTTACTGATTCAACCTCTTTATCTATATAATTATATTCTCTATTTGCATATTCACTTACTATGTTATTTATTTCATTATAAGTTTTAGCATTTGTTAAATCTTCTTTTGTCATATTATAAAAAGATTTCATTTTATTTCTGAAATTTTTCTTTTCTTGATAATCAAAATCTAAATAATTTTGAGCAGTTTTTGTTGCAGATTGAATCGCTTTATAACTTCCTTTCTGAAGTACTCTTTCAACCTTTTCATCAATTGTTTTCTTTCTATTTGTTTCAAGTGGTGAATATTCATTTTTGTATTTTGAATTTTCATCTTTTGTATATTTATCTGCTATTGGAACATTTTCTTCTTGTGATAAAGAATATTTTTCATCAAAAAAAGAACTATTGCTAGTTCCATCTACTCTTGCATCCACCAATCGATTACTTCTATTCGAATCTTGATGAATAATTTTTTTAACATTTTTAACATTTTTATTATCTACCTTTTCATATATTATATCTTTCATTTTATCACTTAGTTTTCTATTCTTCAAGTAGTTATTTAAATCTTTATGTTTAGCATTTTTATCTACACTAAGTGGTGCAATATAATCTAAATTATAATGCTTATATTTTTCTTGTTCAAATCTTTCCTTTGTATTTGATGCCTCTATCTCTCCTAAACTATTATAATATTTTAATCTGCTATATTTAGAACTGCTCCCATTTTCAAAATTCTCTAATTTTTGGATTTTATGTTGTATTTCATGTAATAATGTTCCTTCGACTTTTTGATCATTTCCTATAAGACTATTATTCATCGATATAATATCATCTATTTTGTTATATGATCCATTTGTAGAATTAGAAATATAACCTTTAAATCTAACTTTTTGATTTTTAAGTTCTGGATATAACTTAAATAGTGAATCATGTTCTATCAAATCAGATAATTTATATTCTGTATTTTTTTGAATATTTAAATTATCTTTTAATTTCATATTTTTATCAGACACTTCAAATTTCCACTTACCATTTTTATCCTTAAACCAACCTGTTTGCAACCATATTTTTTCATTTTTTATATTTTTAGTATCAAGTTGTTTTGCTTCTTCTAGTGATTCAGTTATATTTTTATAACTTTCTGGATAATCATTTTTTAAATTTTCTACGCCATTTTCACCAATTAAAGAATATTTAGTTTGTTCCGATGTTTTTCCTTTTATATTTTCTTTATATGCTTGTTCAAATTTATACTTAACTTTTTCTAAATCTCTTGCTTCTTGACTACCTGCGGTTACTGTCTTATATATATGTTTTATATAATCATATATTTTTGTAAATACATTTGGTTGATTTACAGATAATTTTTTTACGAATTCTTCATCATTGAATATATATTCTCCAACTAAATCAGAAGTAACTTCATTCTCTATGTTAGCATCTAATCCTTCATATAATTTTTCAGTAGATTTAATTCTATGTTCATAATCATTTTTAGATTGTGCATATTCTTTCACAACCTTTTGTAGAGATTGATATTCTTCAGTACCTTCTAGTAAATGTGTTGTTTCATGTCCTAGGATTTTGTTTAGTGCCTGTTTTGAATCAATATTTATTAATACTTTTTCATTACCATTCGAATCTTTCCCTACTAAACCATTTACATTCTTTTCATAACCCATTTTTTCTAATTGTTCATTATTAACAAATTCATATCTTGTACCTCTATCTTCTGAAATTTTAGCAACATTATCAACAAAGTTTCTTGATTTTGTTGCATTATTCATTACTTTACTGGCACTTTCTCTTAATGCTTTTATATTATCACTTTCATTTGTATTATTTTCATATTGATAATTAACACTCTTTTGTGATTTTTCATAAAAACTTCTATGTAACAAATTGTCGTTTGTTATATCTGTATCTTCACCTAAAACATTTGTTATATAATCAGTATCTATATTACCTTCCATTAATTGTTGTTCTACAGATTTTTTTATTGATTTAATTTCATTCTCTGATAATTTAGCATTGGATATATCTATATCTTGTGTTTCATATTCTTTTCGTATTCTTTCTGCTATTTTATTTTTATTTGTTTCAGATATTGAAAAGTTTTTTTCTTGCTCTTTTATAGCATTATCTATTTCAGTATTTATAGCCTGTTCTTTAGACTTTTTGTTTATTTCATTATTAACTAATTCATCAATTACTTTTTGTTCATTTTGAGTGTATCCAGTGTCAAAATCTCTTCCTGTTTGTTTAGCCCATTGATTTCTTGCAAAATTTTGAGGACCTTCTACAGCACCTGATGTTACTGCACCCAAAGTACCAGCATACAAATTTTGTGTACTAAAAAAATTTTTAGCAGTATATGATGCTAAATTTTTAGCAATTTCTTTAACATTTTTTGTATTTTTTATTCCTACTCCATTATCTTTATCTAATAATGCTTCTTCCACTATTGGACCTAAAAATTCTTGTAAATACTCTTCAGTAAATTCACCTTTCATGCTTGTTAATGTTTTTCTTACTGCTTTATTTTTAATAAATTTATCAAGTACTTTAGAAGTTATTTTATTTGTTGAATTTCCTAATACACTTTTACCATAAACACTTTCTAAACCGCCTAATGCTTTTTCCATTGACATTTCTAGTGTTCCAGATGCAATTCCATATAAGGTTGCTTGTTTTTCACTTGCTCCATCTCTCTTGGCTTCGTTATAAGCGCCTCCGCCATAGTTTGCAAATCCGGTAGCAAATGCACCTGCAGAATTGCCAGTCATCATTTGTGGAAGCATTCTTGAAACGCTTCCTAATACATCTAATCCTGCACCTTCTAAACCTTTTGCATTTTCTCTTTCTTTTTGTGCTTGTTTTTCTAATAATGTTTCGCTAGAATCTGTCTCAACACCTAAAATCTTCTTAGTTGTTGATTCTATTCCTTTCACACCAGTAGTAAAATTACCACCAACTGTATAAGCAAATTTTTCTGGTACAGAAGTTCCAGTATTATCTAATGCTTTTTGCTCTCTTTCTTCATTAAATGATTTATATGATTTTTGTGATTCTTTTAATAAACTTTGATATTTTTTATCATTTTTCACTTTTTCACTATTTTCATTCAATAAATTAATATTATTTTTCTTCTTATAATCCATTAATTCATTATATGTATCATTTGATTTTTGTTCAGTTGTACTTATAGTTTGTTTAACTTTTTTTCGTTCTTTATTTTCATTTATACCTGCTTCTATGGTATTATAAATAACTTCTCCAATACCACTTGTTGCAACACCTAATATCTTGCTTGCAATTGAACTTTTACCGCTAACTGTCTTTTTAACACCAGTTACTAAAATTCCTTCCCTTTCTTTTTTAGGAATAGCATTACTATTAATTGTTACATTACCGTTTGAATCAGTTGTTACTGCAGAATTATTACCAAATTTTTCTTCTAATAAACTTCCAAGTGCACCTGTCAAAGTTGCCTTTTTCTTTTTTTTGGACATTATATCACCTCTATTTAGTCAATGCAGCCATTAATGCTCCTACAGCAGTTGCGGTTTTTTTTCTTTTTTTCTGACTTCTTGTTAATTGTTTATCTGTACTTGTATCAGTCAGTTCATAACTACCACTACCCGAACCATATTTCGCACTATATTCTTTATTCCATCTTGCCTGTTCATTTGCTTCTTGTTGTTTTTGGAATGCTAAATTTTCATTAAATTGTCTTACAGACTCTGCAAATTCTCTATCTTTATTCATTTGATCTAAAATAGAATCCCATTTACTTTGGTATGTTTGTTCAATCGTTTGTTGTGCATTTAATTGACTTTCTAATAAAGAGTTTTTATATTGAAAGCCTTGTAATCCTAATTCTAATTGCGATTTTAGAGCATTATACGCTATTTCTGCTAAAGCACTATTATTTTGTAATTGCGCATCTTTTATCCCATTATCATAATTTAATATCGACCTATTAAAACTATCCCTTGCAGTTGCTATTCTATTTTGATATGTGTTATACATACTTACTTTAGAACTTTCACTATAACCACTATTTGATAGTCCTTGTACTGCTTGTTGTTCTGCATTAACACCATAATCGTTTATTTGTTTTTGATAATCTGTATATGCTCCTTTTTGCTCTTTTGTATAATCTTTCTCTGTTTGTTGTTTCTGTTGCTCTATTTTTTCTATCGCAAAATCAGTATTTGCTTGTTGTATTTCTTGTTGCTTTTGTGCATAATCTTTTGATGCTTGAATCTGATCATTATAAAATTTATCAGAATTATTTATCATTGAATTATACATATTGTTAGCATTATTTAAAGCATTTTGTTTATCTGATTCTACTTGCTTTAGTCTTTGGTCATTATAATCAATATTCACTTATTATCACCTCTTTACATAACTTCCAATATAAGATTCCAAAGTACTTGAATAAAGAAAAAATCTAGTTTTTGAACTAAATTTTAATTGAATACTTTTCCATTTTTTCTTTTTTATTCTCGCTACTATAAACCCTTTAGTATTTTTATAATCATTTATCTTTTCAAATACTCCATTATTTGTTTTTGTTGAGATAGTAATATCTCCTTCAATATCAACAACACAACCTTTTTTATTAGTAGTTTTTTGATATTGTGGATAATTAAATTCATCTTCTGGTGTTGTCCAATATGAGTTTAAATTATCTGTTTTAGTTAATGAATAAACTTTATTATCCAAACATAAATATAATATATTGTCTTTTACTTGAGCATAAGTTATATTATGTTCAAACTCCCAATAATACCACTCGTATTCTATATGATCATTTATCTGACATTTTTCCCTACTATCTGCTAAATAAATCTTATTATTGACTATAACAAGTAAATAACCTTGCCATTCAATCAATTGTAAATCTTCATAGTTCGCTTCTCTTAACAATTTAGAGTCAATCAAACTACTTCTATGTTTTACTACCTGTTCTGTTGTAATATCGCCTGATATTCCTTCCATTCCTCTATCACTAAAAAAAACAATATCATCATTAAAATTTATTCCCGTTGCAACACAGCCTATACTTATTGAAGAATGTGATGATGGATATGTTTTTCCATATTCACTATCTATTGTCGGATTATGATAATAAATTGTTGTATTTGCTTGTGATGGTGCTTTTAATACCCACAGAGCATTATTACCACTAATCATTGCTTTTACTGGTGATACATCTAATCCTTCATTATAATAATCTGTATCACTAACATATCTCGGATTATTTAAACTACTATGAAATATAGTACTTGGATAATCTTGATTACCACTAAAAAATACCCTATTATCAAATACTTCCAATAATGTACATTTTGTTATTCTTTCTTTATATTTACTTACTGATTTTTTAAACTGAATAATAACATTATCTTGACCATCAGTTAAAGGTTTTTCTGGTGCCGTTTTAAATTCAATATAACCATCGACAGGATAAGGAGTAAAATCTGTTATATTTTTCCCATTTACTGTTACAATGGGAATGTAGTCACTATCAAAAGTTTCAACATCTAAATAATATTTAGTTGATTTACCATCAGCACAAAAACTATTTTTTCTATACTCACTAAGTAAATTTACATCCTCATAAGTTGAACCTCCACCTAGTGGACTTCTACTTATGGTTGTTGTTGGTATATAACCTACTACTTTTTTACAAGTTTCTCCATTATATTCAAGATAATTTATTCCATCCTTTAAAAAGAATATATTACTATAAACAAAAGAGTATGATATTCTTGGATTCATACCTTCAAAGATAATTTTCTTTTCATCTTTATATATGTCATATAATTTTGTACCACAATGCACTATCATATGATTTTCTCTATTTATTTCATAAAAAAAGATACCATAGATAGTATTATCAAATTCTTTTAATAACTCTATCGTTGGTCTTGTTTCTATACATCTTCCATTATTTCCACTATAATTTTTCCACACGTTTAAAGCATCTGGGCTTCTATATATAGATACTTCATCTTTTCTATTACTAAAATCTACACCTTTAAAATTTTTATAATTTCTTGTTATTAATGTTCCACTTATCTGACTAGACATCTATTCCTCCATCAATATAAAGTGTACTTAATGAATTTCTTGGATCTAAATTTTGTAATAGTTCTTTGTACCTTGATGAGTATATTTGTCCATAACCATTTGAGACATCACTTTTTAATAGATCACCTGCTATACCATACGGCATTATTTCAAGTGCATCTCTTGTTAATTCAAATTCGTAATCATCTGGTGTATCATTATTTATTTGTGCTGGATACTTATAATAAAATATTTTTGCAATTCCATCTTCATTAAATGTAATCATATCTCCAATTACCTCATAGTCTACATCTTTAATTATATTTAATTGGTAAAAATCTTTTGCAATATCTATTAACTGAAGTGTATCATCTTTTTTTACATTCATTGTAGTATAAGCATTTATCTTTTTATATCTACATACTTCATTTTGTATTTGATTTATAACACTATTCATTTTTGTTGATAAATCGCTATCTTCTGTTAAATCATCTTCATTCTCACTATATTCTTCAATTAAAGAATATGTTTTAGTTTTCATTTCCTCTAGTGTCACATTTATCACCATCCAATACTTCTGCTAATGTTTTATAATCGTTTATTGCAGTTTCTATTGTTCCTATTGATTGTGCTGGTAAAAACCAACCTCTATTTTCATTTTCAAATAAAAGGATTTCTCCTTCATCTAGATTTATTGTTAATTCACTTTTTGTTGTATATTTATCTGTTACTACTTTTTGTTTAGTTGTTAATTTTAAATTTTCTAATTTCTGTTCTACTTTTTCGTTTTTAAATTTCAATTTACTATCTTTATTAACTATCATTCCTTCATATGGTGTTAAGTCTGGTCTTAATACATAATATTTCATAATTTATTCCTCTCTTTCGCCTATTAATGGAGTTGCACCATTTAATACTACTATAGACATATAAAAAAGGCTTAATAGCCTTTATTTTAGTTAATTATTACGCAGGAATTTTTACAACTTGTAATTCATCTTGAGCGATGATATCCATACCATAAGTATCAAGTCCACGAATACCATCTGCAAATGCTCCTTCAAGTCTCATTGCTTCAACTTCATTAATTTGTCCAGCAAATGCAATAGCATTCTTTGTACGAATCATACAATATTTATTAGTACCATCATTATATATAGCATTAGACATAACTACATCTGAATTATTGTATCTACCAACTATACCTTTTCTTATTAATTCAGGATTATTTGTTGATAACTCAACTAAATTATTTTTGAAAGTTGAATAAGTTGCTGGGTCAATTTCAGTTCTTAATCCAAAATCACAGTTTCTTAAATTTAATTCAACAAACGCATCATCAACTGCAGTTTTAACTCCTGCTTGTGTTTTAGCAGTTGCAGTTGTAATATTTGTTGCACCTTTCTTATAAGTTCCTGTTTTAATTTCAAAATAATTTGTTAATCCTTCTTTTTTAGGTTTAGCAACTCTTTCATACATTGTGTCACCTTCAGAGTTTGTTTTAGCAATAAAGTAGTCTTTAAATGTTTTTACATCTTCATCAGTAGTTTTAGCATATGTTGCTTTACCTTCTTCTACTGTACTTATACATTTACCTGCTACTAATCTTCCTATATTAATATCTCTTCTTTGTGCTAATCTTGAACTTGCTTTTTCTTGGTATTTTTCTGGTAATCCTGGTACAGATTGTGCTTTATTTATATCATCAACCTTAAATGCAAAATATTCAGCAAAGTCGATATATAACATTTGTCCAACATCGGACATATCTTCATAATCTACTTTACCATGATATCCGCTGATTCTTGGATCACCTACACCAAGAATTTTAACAGATTGAGCAAATTTACAATCTCCCTCGTAATCTCTTGTACAATAATCAACTAATTTTGTTTTCATTTCCAAACTATCTTGAATCTTTTTAGACCAAATAGATTGAATAAAATTTGATACTGCCATTTTTCTCACTTTCCTTTCTTTTATTTAGGAAGTTTTATTACCATTTAGTCATTGAATTTTCAATTGCTTTTTCTAATTTTGGATTTGCATATAAATCTGCACGTGTAAATTTAGATGCTTCATCAAATGTATAAAAGTCTTTTATTTTTCCTTTATCTGACTCATCGTTTTTCATACTTCCTATTTTTTCAACCTTTGGCTTAGGTTTAAATTTTAAGTACATTTCGTACTTTTCTTTCATAGACATATTAGGATTTAACTTCTTTTCAAAGTCAATAAAATCAGATTTATTTATTTCTTCTTCCTTTACTCCTATCGAAGCAAGTTCTTTTATTCCTATTTGTCTTTTTCTTTCTTCAGCAATTTTTTTAAAGATAACTTTATCTCTTTCGGTTGCCGTTCCTTTTTCTATTAAATTTGCAAGTCTATCTGTTTCTTCAGATATTTCATCATAACCTGCAGAAATAATATCCTCTGCTTCTGCATTTGCTAATAGTTCTTCTTCTCTTTTTGTATACTTTGGTGTATTTACTTTGACACCTTTCTTTTCATAAAAGTCTTGTAAACTATCAACTGCATCATCAAATGAATCAGTTTCTAAACCTGCTTTTAAAAGTTCTTCAACCTTTCCATATTTTTTTTCGTACTCTTCTCTGATTTTAGTTTCTTTTCGATGTAATTTTCTTTTAACAATATCATTTACTTCTTCATCAGTGTAAGTTCTTATTGGTGCTTTTTCTTCCTCGATTGGTTCTTCAGTGGTATCACCATTACCATCAACTATTTCTTCTGTTGTTTGTTCTTCAACATTTTCAGTATTATCTTCTAATACAAGTTCTTCATTATTTTCCATAATAAAATCCTCCCTATTTTTTTGAGTTTGCTTCTCATATTTCCATATCTTTTACCCTCTTAAATGCTTGGAGCATATAAAAAACACCTATTGTTCAGGTGTTTCTTGCGATATTTCCGTTTGTGCATCTGCAATTTGTGATGCCTGTTGTTCTATATCACCATTAATAAATTGATTTGCTCTTTGTTGCATGATTTGTGCTTTTGCATTTATTTGAGCAATCTTTCTTTGTTCTTCTTCCTCTATTTCAATTGCCTTTAAAATATCCTGCTTTGGAGCAATTGCATCATCTGGTAATATTTTCGCATATACTTTTAATTCCCCTAATTTTTGAGGATTAAAATATCCTGCCTTTAAGAAATTTTCAAGAGATAATTCTCTAGCATATTTATCAAATGAACTTTTTGGTGTTATATCAACTTTAACTGTACCTTTTAAGTTTTCTAAAACTGATGATGGAATATCTACTAATTCTGTATATTCTTCTCCTGTTTCTGGATCAGTTTTATCTTCCTCAAGTTTCATTCCATCTTGTGAATATGTAACCCACATATCAAGCCATATTCTTGCCAAATCTTCAATAAACATTTTTAGTCCTGTTAATTGCTTAGTCATAGGCTGTTGTGATGCTTGTTGTACTGCCAAAATTGCTTTACCAGATGCTTCAGTTGGATTAACTCCACCAGTTGCTATATCACTTGAATTTTTTAATTCTCTTGTTATACTTATTAAATCGCTTATAGTTTTTCCAACATCCGAACTCATTTGTGCAGGTGCAATTGTCGTAAAGATTTTTCTTACATCTTCAACATTTGAACCATTAACTTTAACTGTTGCTCCTACTTTGTTAATAGAACTAGGATTTTTTATTTTTTCTATTGCAACAACTTTCGTTGGATAAGCATTTTGTTTAACACTTAATAACATTCTAGCTAGAGTCTTATTTAATTCTAATTGGTTAGGAATTAAGAATCTTACTTCTCCTTCGCCTCGAGCACTTCCTTTTCTTGTTTTCCAAGGAAAATGTGCTATTGGATATAACGACAATCCAGAATTAATGTTTTCTCTTATAATTACATATTTAGTTGATTCGCTAAACATTATTTTTTTATTTTCTTTCCACATCTTTACTACAATCGTACATTTTTTATCATTTTCTTGTTTTGCATCTTTTCCTGCCTCTTCAAAACAATCATTATCACCAACAATTGCTTTTATTTTTTCATCTGATAAACCTTTCTTTCTAGCAAATTCTTGTGCTTCTATTACAGGTACTCTACGACTAATAATAATCCATGGTTGTGACTGAATATCACTTGAATTTTCATTACCATATTGAATATCATTTTTAGATAAGATTTCGTTTTTAGGTTCTTGTATTTCATCATCATAATCTACATACATTACACCTTCATCATTAACTGCACTATCTTCGCTTATTTCTCTTACTTTATAATCCATCTGATCCTTTTCCCAAACTTTTCCAGCCTTTTTATTAAGTAATTTGCAAGTTTCTTCTGCAGTTTTTCTAAAATCTCTATTTTCAAAGTTTTCACTTGAATAATTTATTCCCCACAAATTTTGATTTATAGTGCTTACTTTATAATTTACGATTGTTTCAATAAAATTATATTGTGCTTGTTCTATACCTTCAATTTTTGCACCTTCCCATTGATTCCCTGAATACATACGATAGTTTCTGTCTGTATCAGTAAAAACAGAATTCATTCGCATAAAATCTTTGCCATGAGTATATAAATCCCATATATCAGTAGTTTTTAATTCTTCTAAATCCATTTATATCACCTCGGTATGTCTTTTTGTCCTATCGATGTTCCATCATAAACATCAATGTTATGAGAAATAGTTTCCATAATTTCTTGATTTTTATCTTCCTCTTTTTTTTGAAAATGATTTTCTATTTTTTGAATAGGTGATTCTATCTGAATAGGTTCATTTTTTACAACCATTTGTCCTATTTTTGCACCTAAAAAAAAGCATATTATGTTAAATATGCTTGATGTAACTATTATTAATACTGTCATTATTTATCACCTTTTTTAGATTTTTTTGGTTTACTTTCCTCAACTATATCACTAACAACACTATCAATTGTTCTTTTCTGTTCATCTGCTAATTCTACAATTGCATTTGCTACTACTTGTACTGTTTCTTCAGTTATTTTATATTTTTCTCTGTATACTTTCTTTTTCATATTTCCTCCTATATTACTGTTATTTCCTCGCCATAATCTTCTTTTGTTTCATATTTTTTATTCCAATGAAATTCTGGATATGGTGTTAATGGTTCTTCACTGAATATAACTTGTTCTCTTGTTTGATGTGCTATTGCAAGTCCCATCATCTGATCATCGTGTCCACCTTCAGGAGCCTCTATTCTTCCTTTTTCATTTTTAACTATCTTTAATAATTCTCTCAATGTGTCTTCATCATTGATTGAATCTATATCTTCTCTTATTATTTGTGTTAATCTTGATAATATAACTGGTCTTGTTATTGATGTTGTTCTAAATCCATATTTCTTTTCAAGTTTTCCAGTATATTCATCCATTTTCTCTCTTACATACATATTGGTATATCCTAATCTTTCAAGTTCCATTATCGGATAACTATCAAAATTAGATTCAATACCTATTAACGCATTCTTATAATATTTGCCTAAACAATACATTTGCTTTGCATACAAATCCGAATCAAATTCATTTTTAAAATTTGCTACTTGTATTCCTGTTTTTGCATCTAATACATGAGCAGTAAAATAGTCACTACCATCACCTGCAGTATCTCCACCGATGCAATATTTTGTCATTGTTGGACTATTTGGTAATTGATATATTCTTATATAGCCATTCCTATCATTAACCCATTTTATATTAGACATTTTTTTATCTTTTGGTTTATCATCATCATAATCATAAGTAAAATATCCTACTTTTAATGGTTTTTTTATTTGTTTTAATCTAGCAAGTATTATTTCAGTATCAAATGCAGGTTTACCTGATAATAAAAATGCTTCTTCTGGTGCACATGGATACTCTTGTTTAATTAAATCTTTATCTATATATCCTTTATATTTTTTGTAATACCAATAAAGTTGATTATCATTTAGTTTAACATCATCTTTTAGCCATTTTAATCTTGTATATATCCAGTCACTTTTTGTATTAATATTATTTATAAATTCGTTATGTATATCCTCACTTTCAAAATTCAATACATATTCTTTTGTTCTCCACCACTCAAAGAAACAATTTATATGCTCGTTACTTTCCCACATAGTCTGGTAATCATTGAAGCCATTTGCAGTTGATTCATATATTTTTATGCAATTCTTTGTAAATGCTTCTCCAAGCGCTGCCTGAATAGGTGCTATACCATCTTTCCAAAATGCACATTCGGATCCGTGAAAGAAATTTATTGTTCTTGAACGACCTACATCTTTTGTTGCAGTATCAACTGCCCAACTACTATTAATCTTTTCGAATAATAATTGTTTTCTATTATTAAACTTTTCAGTAGGTTTTAATATGTCTGGAAGTTGTGAGTACGGATATTTTGCTTTATTTTGAAATATAGCCTCTGAATTATCACTCTTATCTGCTAATGTAAATCCTTGAAAGTTTCTGTTTAATATACTACAGGATAATTGATATGCAGTTACAACAGTTGTAAATCCTTGTTGCCTACCTTTTAATATCAAAATAGATATGTTTGTTATTAATCCTTTTTTATAATCTTCTTTTGCTTTATTTAATATATTGATAAACTCTTTTTGTACATCATTTAAAAAAAATGGTTTTGTTGTTTGATCCTTATCTACAACTATGAATACTAATTCTATTAATTTTTCTGGATTCTTTTTTACTTCATTTAATAAATCTATATCATTATATAATTGATTTGCTATTGCTTCTCTTAATGACTTATCATAATCTATGTCATGAAGTTCTTCCCATTTTTCTTTTCTTTTATTTATTAAGTAGTCTGCAGTATATTTCATAATAAGTCTTCTAACTTTTTAACATCTATTTTCCCATCTAGAATAGTTTTATATTCTCCAGTCATTTTATTTAAAGTATCTATTGCTTTTAGTTTTGTATTTAAATCTGCATTTTTCATATATAATATTTCATCACTACCATCTGGTAATTTTATTTTTATTTCTTCTCTTTGTATATCTTTTATTACTTCTGATAACCATTTCATACGTTCTTTAGCAGTCATTATTGTTTCATCTTCTATTTTTTCTTGTAATTCTTGTATATAATTTTGTATGTTAGCATTTGTTAGCAATCTACTAGCATTTACTTTTGCTGTATCTTCTTTCTTACAAGTCTTATATGCTTTTAAATATGCTTGTGTCCCATTTAATCCATTTTTAACATATTCTTGACAAAATGTGATTTGTTTGTTGTTCATTTTTTCCTCTTTCATAGTTTTTCTCCTCCTCTTCACATTTTCTTGCCCTTGGACATTCTTTACAATGATATATCATGCATAATTTTAAATTTTCCTTTTTCTTCTTCATATTTTTTCCTCAATAAAAAAACAACCTTATTTGGTTGTATTAATAGATACTGTACTAATGATATACCCTATCGAGCTTTTAAAGTGTTTCTACACTTATAGGTTATTATTGTTTATAGTGAGTATTACTGCACTTTATATATCATCAGTACACTACCTGTTAAAGGTAATGCTATTTACTATCTTATCCTCTCGGAGTTCGTATAGCAAATAAAATAAGAACTTCTAGTGCCTTATAGACACCATAGAATAAATATAAAGGTTTCTAAATTAAACATTACGCTTAGTTTAATTCGTTGCGTTAAGTCAAGTGCATCCATCAACCTTTAACTCGACGTGGTTATTTATATATTTACTCTGTGCTACCTATAAAGGTAGTATCACTACTCTATATTATTCACTTAACACCAACGAAAGAAATTAAGTTTTCATATATTTTGTATACACGACTTGGTTCGTTGCCTAGGGTATTAGTCGTTTTCCCTACCTCTAAAATAAGATTCAATACTTAACTTTGAGATGTCAGCCATTAATTCTTTGCAAACACAGGATTTTATGTGTTTTCCTCGCATTTATATAGTCTTATAAGTTCCTCGAAGTCTTAAGTCCACACGGGATGCTTAAGATCATTCTTCTCTATGCTATATTTTGTGCTTTTTTATTACCTATATGTACGCATACTCTAGGAACTATAAGTCCTAAAACTTTCTAGTTATTATTTATAAGCACCATATCAAGTAAATAATAGTTGTGCAAATGTCACTACCTTAGGGTTACATATACGCTTTTTGTTATAATCAGGGGTTTACTTAATGTAATCAACAATTCTAAACGAGTAAAGGCTTAATTATAACTGACATTTAATCCTGACTACAGGCTTCACTATTTACTCAATATGCTACTTACAAAAAGTAGCACAATAATTTAAAAGGAGTTGCACGGGACTTTGTATTATCCCATGCTACCATTTTAACATAATCAAACGGACATCGAACGGACATTTTTATTTTCTATCTCATTATTTCTTTTTCCTGTTATTTTTGAATATATTCTTCTACATTGCCTTTCACTATAACCTGTTAATTGTGCAATTTTCCACCACTCACGAGGTTTTCCTCTATGTTCTTGTATATATTTTTTATCGTTTCTTAATTCATAAACTTTTTGCTTCAATGGTTCATATTCTCCAATTCTTTTTAGTTCACTTTCTACATAATTACTTAATGAAATTAAATAATCATTTAAATGGTCTATCCACCATTCGATGTCTTCATTTTCACATTTATAGACATACTTGAAAAACTTTTCTTCTCTTGTCATGCTTCCATCTACTCTATCAGTATTTGGATCTGCTACTTTCGGTTGTGTTTCATTAAAAAGCAAATTCTTTCTATCTATGTATAAATTTAATAAATTTGTTATTCTATTTATTTCATTATTTGCTTCTTTTATCGTATACTTCATTTCTTCCACTTTTTATCCTCCCATACTTAACAATATATTTTAATAATTCATCTGATACTTTTTCATATCTTTGTTTTAATTTTCTATATTTAATCTTTAATTCTATAAGTTCGTCCCTTAATTTCTTTTCTTCTTCATTCATACTTATCCCTGTAATCTTCCATTAATATATTCATAAGTTTTTATTTCTTTATTCCAATTCCTGCAAAAATAATTTATTCCATTTTTTGCTATCATATTTAAATATAATTCTATTAATTCTTGTGTTTCTTTATGGAAAATTCTTTCATTTTTATGTTTATTGTAATATTCTAGTGGTTCAATATATGATTTATTATAATTAGGTTTTTGTTTAGAATAAACTATTCCTGCACTTAGCCAATCACAAATCATTTCTACTACATATTGATATGGTATTTTGCAAGGAGTATTTTTATATGTACCAATATTGTCTATCCAATATTCCCAATGATGTGGATTATGTCCTTTATGATGT